GAGATACCTTTTAAATATAATATACAATGTGCAAGTTCCCCACAAGTTGTCAGACAATAATATAAATCGAACGTATGAACTATAAGAGCGTTTATAAATTAAAACATATATTGTTAACAATTTATTTACAATTATGTCATAATGTGTTAACAGTACTATAGTACTATATAACCATAGAGGAAAAGAAAATAAAGACAGCTAGGAAAGACTAGCAGAAAGAAGGAATTGTGAGAGGTAATAGTTACAACAAGTTTTGCACAGAAGTAGCAAAGTCGGTACTTGATGTTATGCAATGTATACTGTGTCCGGCTGATAGAGAAGGAAATCGATGTGGCGGTGAACAATGGTGTAAGCAAACAAGGAAACGATATGATGCAATTGTCAATCCCGAATGGCATCACGTTAGCATTGCAACACTAGCCAACATTGACAATGATATGTTGGATGAAAAAAGACGCAATTATATGTATTTATACAATTTGATAAAAGATTTTAGAAAGTATGCTTTTGAAATAATTCGCAAAGACGTGTATTTTGAAACAACAAGCAATGTGTTTAGAAATATTCAGCAGTTATATTTTAATAATGTAATTTCTTTTACAACTTATGATTATGCTGCAAAGCATATTCAAGCGGTAGGGGTTGAAAAAGGGTGGTTTGATTCAAAATCAGAAGAAACGTTCGGTTATAAAGAATCACGTAGATATAAAGTAACATTAAGATAATATTATAGCTGTTCTATCGGCTATACGGGAAGAAAGAAGGAACTATGAATTTATATGGAATCGAAAACAGAAGTACAATTGACTCTAAGCCAATTATGACAACAAGCGAAAACGGCACATTAGATTTTATGTTTAATCATTCTGAATTAAGATATATCACTTGTGCAACAGTACGTGGCTACATGAACGTTAACACATCAACGTTACACCGATATAATGGAAGATATGGAAAAGGTTTTGTAAGAACAGCACCGCGATACTATAATGGAAAGTTATCTAAAAATTATATGGTAATTGAATACTGGGTTGAAAAGTGAGGGCATGAAAAATGGCACATAAATATAAGTATTGCGTAATGTTTGCATATCTTTGCACATCCGAGAATGAAGTAAAATTTGAATATGTTGAAAATATAGCTTGCAATAAGAAAGAAGCTATCTCAAAAGCAAAAAGCTACATGTCACAGTTTGGAGATGTGCAAGGATTGACAGTGATTGAAGTAACACGCGAATATGAAGGGAGGAATTAACATGGATAATTTGACAACGCAAAAGAAAGCACAGCTTTTTAGCGATTGCTTTAAAGCAGAAAGTTCCGTAGGCAAGCTACATCTTGACGTTAAAAAGATGTATGCATATTTAGCAAAACAAGCATTAAATGCGGAAACATCGGACGATATTAAGTCTCTTGAAATTGCAAAAATTACACTTGATTTTCTTGTAAGAGGGGTATTAAAATGAATTATTCAATAGTTGTATGTGGCTTCGATACTGATAATGACTAATAAGAAAAGAGAGGGCTTGCACCCTCTCTTTCTTAATGTAAAGCAATATTAAACTCTACTCCATACAATTGAATCTCATCAACACTTGTAAAAGTAGCATACCCACTACCGCTTATATCAACCAAGCGGAGATAAATTGCACCACTATCTAACTGTGTAGCATCATACGGGTTGATAGTAAGAACCGCCATGCATTGATGATAACCGGATTTATCATGAATAATCGCATTGCAAGTGCAAATACTTTGCTCATTTACAAACGAAAGATTATGACTCATAACCTTGACAGCGGCATGTGTGAAATTCTTCGCTGGTTTAAATGCCAAATCAAGAAAACTTGAAACATGCCTAAAGCTACAATGTGCGTTGGTATTAGTCAACACAACATTCATCTTATAATCATTCAGTGTGCAATCAGTACCATCAAGCGCAAATTCGCCACTTCGATTCCACGCTGCATAGCCATCGATTGCCTTATAAATCATATCTGCAATTGAACCCTGCCCACTAGCATTAGGGTGAATATTATCAGATGCTACAACACCTACCCAACGTAAAGCACTATCTGCACCACTCAAAAACTTATATTTTCCCCAGTAAGTTTCGTATAACGTTTTAATCTCATTATATGCTTTTTGTTTTGCCACGCTAGTAAATCCAATGATAGGCGTAGCAATCCATCCAATGTAAAGTGTTGCGTTTGGCAGCTGAGACATTAAGTTAATAACATCTTTGATGCCTGAGTTGACAGTTGAAGAAGCAATAAATTGATCATTCCAGCCACCTGCAACAACAACATACTTAACTTGTTTCTTTTGTTTCTCAGTCAGCGTAGCAATAGCTTGTGTCAGCAACTCAGAAAAGTGAGTATTTGCACCAAATCCACTTCCACCCAAACTTTTGTTAACATAAAAGCTAGCATCTGAAAAATACTTCTCATGCAAAATATCACACCACGGCTTAACCATGCCGTCAGGTGTATACCCTTCCCCGTATGAGTCACCAATTGTGATCAATCCATAGTCTGTTAACCATGTATCAATAATATCTGCCAATTCGCCGCTGTTTTTCAGACCGTCAAGGTATGCATCAATAGCGGTGATATAGTCCAAATTATCAATATAATTTTGTACATCTGTTTGCCATTTATTCCACTGTTTATAGTAATCATCCCACTTGATGTTTAAATCTTTTACAGTATCCAGAAGCCAATCCAAATTTAAATTGTGAAAATCTGTATACGGAAAATTAGAAAATGCCATACAATCACCCCACTTATTTAAATTGATCCGATGGAATCACTTTATACTCTTTACCAGCATCGCCCGTAACAAGAATTGGCACAAACGCTTTATCAAAATAATTAGGGTTAGGTTTTTGTCCAAACTCTTCTATTATAAATCTAAGTTCTGCATCTGCATTCGGTGTTGGAATGTAAAGTGAAATAGCACATGGAGAACTAGAATTTACAATTGGAAACGTATAGGAGGTGCCTGAAACTATAGTCACGGAATTATTTATTTCGATTACGTTTTTGTTATAGGTAATTAATATTGTTTTATATGAGTAGCCATCTGGCAAATCAATATCAACTCTCCCCGCTGATACCTCCTTTGCAGGGATATAAACGCGACACACATTGCCTTTAACATTAAAAATCATAACGTACCCCCTTTTTCCCAACCAAATCCATCAATCACACCAATAGAAATTGTCTCAAGCTCTTTTCCGCAATGCATGAAAAAACCATGCCCTATGTCAAGACCTATATGTCTACCAGTACCGCCAAAAGTTGTATAAAGTAAATCACCATCTTTAGTCTTGGCAGGAGTCGTTACATTAGTGCAACTGTTTATATAGGCAGTCGAATACATAAATTTTCCAGTTACAAGATTGATAAAACCGCTGCAATCAATCAGTATCTTTCCCATACAGAACGCTTTAATCTGTGCTTTTTGCTGTGCGTTGTACTTCTTAAAATAATTTGGCTCAGCCGCCCACAAAGACTCAAAAACATCAGGTGTACACTTTTGCCCCTTCGCACCGTAAAGGTAAGCGTACTTGTCACGGGTTTTGTAAAGCTCTCTAGCCTTAGCAATATAAGCAACGTTTTTGTCTGGAATATCATAAATCATAGTTTTAATTCTCCTTTTCTTTTACGATTGTTAACAACTCTGTAATAACTTTTGTGTTATTGTTTAGTGCGTCAACCCACTTTGAACTCTCTTGGTCATGCTTTTCATACCAGCTCTTTCTTTCCTCACGTTGCCGCACGTCAAGTGCATTCACATACCACATTACCGCACCAAGGCATACGCAAGGCACACCAACCATCTGTGCAATTTGCGCAATTGCGTTCATAATTTCCATTCTACCACACTCCTATCAATAATCTATTTGCATACAACTCACAAACTTTATCAAGATAGTTGTAAGCTGTAGTCAGATCAATTTCTGATTGCATCATTCGTTGCGAAGTAGTAACACCAATGTTTCCGTGCATTCTTCCCTCATGTGTTCCTTTTGTTGTTGATTCATCCAAACCATTTGTAACACTTCCATGTGAGGAATCAGCGCCAAACGTCTGGGAATCACTTCCGCTGTCAGTGGTGTTATCAGTGTTGGCAACTTCCGGATCGCTTGAATTAAATGCCGCAACTTTGTGTGTACTATCAGTAACTTTTCCAAAATTTGTTGTAATGTCACCCTTGTTAAACGTTTCTTCTGTATCTACTTTTCCTTTCTGAAAAGTGCCGCCCCCTCTATCTTCCCAACTTTCCATTCTATCATAATTTTCTATAGGATTATACTCAAGCTGTGTTACTTCCCACAAATGATCAATAGACCACTGTAACGACTTTGCTACACTTGTAACATGCCGTCTTAAATATTTGGGGTCTTGATAAACGGGAGTCAGATCACCATATGAAAGTAAAAAGTGTTCAATAAGTTGATCTTTTGAAACACCTTTAACATAGATATCCGTAAAGATACTATTATCATAGTCATACAGAGTCGCTATTGGAATTATAGCTCTCATTACTTTCACCCCCTCTATTGTTAGGATACCGCAAACGCGCACGAATGTCAAGGTTATAATGACTGTTTACTTTTTCCAAACATTCATTGATAGTTTCCACCCACAACTCACACTTAGACATGATAGCATTTTTGCTTTCTTCTACCTCATCGGTTATCATACGCTCTTTTTTATCGGGAGCTGTATAAATACCAATTTCAATATCAAACGCGTGTTTGAGATTTTCAACGCTTTCCAACGCTGCCTTAACTACATTATAACATTTTTCGATATCGTTGTTAAAGAACTCATATAACGGTTTGCCAGTTTCTTTATCATAAAGTGCTTGATTTATGACAACTGCTAATTGCCCTGACATGATATTATCAAAAGCAACTTTAAAAGTCTCCGCTGTGCTTTTGTTTTTGGCTGTAAAAATAAAGCCAAATTTTGCAAGTGCAGACGCAACATCATGATTAGATAACGTCATTGCAACACGCTGCGCATATGAATTTATCAAATCGCCAATGCCGCACCAATCAGGTGCTAACTTTACAATCTCGCAATCTTCACCAATAACTAAGTCGCCATTAAAACTTGCGTCAAAAGCGGGGTTTGCAACTACATAGTTAGTTGGTTGATACTGCACATCAAAACCATAAGGCGAGCCGTGCTGAGGAATAATCCCGAACTTTGCAGTATTCATAACGCAAAAGTTACCTTTTAAAAACAAAAGAGGATAAATATAGTTTTTAGCCCAGTTTTTAGGCATACCGTCAAAAAGTATAAGACTTTCTGCACGTTGCAAAAAGTATCTGAAGTATGTTGCATAGTCCCATGTATTGTTAATGTGAATCATGTTTGGATTTTGCCTTGACTCATACTCGTTAATAATAGGACTTGATACACCTTCGCCAGCATAATATCCACAATATACAAAAGGTTTCATTCTATAAACATACCCCCATTCAAAAAGTTAATGATAATTGCAGTTCCGTTTGCAGTTGCATTACATTTAATATTCGCGTTTCTACACTTAATAAAACCAGATAATTCGCTTAATGTTTTAACTTTACAACACGGATACCCTTGATATAGTAAATTTGTTTCAACTTGTGTGTAAAATTCTCCTATCAAATACACCAAATTGTTTACATAAATCGAACCAGTACCACCACTACTTGATACACGCGGTACAGCCGTCTCTAGTCCAGACATTATACCACTGGTAATGACAGCCGTTGCATTTAAAAAATTGCTTGCCGCCCCAACTGGGTTCACTTCCATTGCAGATTCTACGCTTTTCCCCACGCTATCTGCAAAAGACATTGCACTAGCTAGCTGTACTTGTGATGTACCTATAATATTTGTTTGTCGCGCCGAGAAACCAACTGGAACTCCGCAGTTGCCATTTAAAGATGCTACAAGTGTTGACCCGCTTAAAATTGAAATATCACAGCCACCATTGATATCAATAGTATAATTTATCAGTATCGTATCTGCTAACAAATTTGGATTAAGCGGAAGTGTTCCATAGAACGGCACTTGTAAAGTATAGTGTGCAAAGGGGGCATATTTCAGATAAGGAAATTCTGTATCACCAGATTTATCTGGTTTTGGTATTGTAACACTTACCGATTTGCTAAAAGTATCTTTTGTAGATACTTGCCACCCCGGTATTCCCGTGTCGACATATCCCAACGTTACATTAACTGGTGTACCACCGGGAGATTGGAAAGGAAGCCACATAGCAGAAAGTAAGTAGTCTTGCGGTCTTGCCACCTCTTTAGCAACTCCCTCAGGATTTTGTAAAAAGTCGTTTAGTCCAGTTGTATACTCAGCTGTGTATAAGTATGAACACAAACGATTAAAATTAGCAACTGTTAGAATTGTAAAACCATTTCCAGATTTCCCCGCTGTACAAATTACAACACAGCCGCTTGAGTCAACCGCTAAAGTTGAGCTTACCACTTTAACAGTCGGTTTACAAAGGGTCGGTAACATTGTATCAATGATAAATGGATTTCTGATAGTAAGCGATCCCCTTTCCACATAGGCAGTATTAGAAAGAATTTCATCTTTGTAACTTGCCAAATAATCGCAACTACAAGAGATTTCATATGTAGATTCTACATATGTAACATCATTTACAAAATAGTATCTTCCAAACGTTTCACAGTACGCAACATTCCAATCAAAAGGTGCAACACCTTGCAAAATAAAAGTTGGATTTTCTACACTTGTTCCACTTTTAAGCACACACGTGACAGTTTCTGCCAGAGTTGGAATTTTTGTGCTATTTATTCTTTTGTCTGATTTTCCAAATTTAACTTCAAATGCCATGTGTACTCCTTTCAAGAAAAGGGGCTTGAAGCCCCTTTGTTTAATCAAGTAAAATCAAAATTGCGTTTTCCGTAAAGTCAACGGGTGTCTTAAATGTGTAATGATTCCAACCGTTTCTAAAGCCAAAACGTGCGTTTAATGGTTCCACCGCGCTCCATTGATCAACCGGCACAATTCCAAGTGTGTCAATATCCATCATTATTCCCAGTACGTTTTCAACTGTCTTGTTGGCAAGTGTAAACTTACTAGTACCGTCTGTCTTTACACCTTCCGCACTGCCTTTAATCGTCATTGGATTTTCGGGATCCGTCCAGAATGTGACTTTTTCATAATCGCCCAGTTCCGCTTTCTCTGGGTGGAAAAACTCACTGCCGTTTGCCTCAAAATAATTCCCAAACTTTGAAACCAGATAAAATCTTAAGTCAGCTGCATCCGTGTGACGGTTTACAACTTTTCCCGTAAAATCTCCGTGAAAACGTGTGCCTCGAACTGCAAGGTTTTCTTTCAACGTTTTCATTTCCGCGCTAAGCCAGATCATAAAAGGGCGGAAGTCAGCCGGATTCATGACTGACTTTGCTGTCATGTCAAGACCCGTCTCCGCGTTATACTTTGTTAACGCATGGAAAACTTGTGTTTTCTTGCATATGTTTCCCGTTGTCGGGGCGGCACTTCCAGCATCTGCCAAAATAATAGCCAAATTAGCAAGTTGCGCACGTGCGATATTCTCAAGGTCAATCTCATAAATGTTTGAAAATTCAGTCATTAACATTGAGAAGTATGACGCAACTCCTGCCTCTGAATCAAATGCTGCATTGAGCTGATTCTTATAAATAGTATACTTCCGTGCAAAAGTCTGTCCACCACTTGCGATTGTAAGAAGTACATCATACTTTACTGGCTTTGTTCCTGCTTTCCAGTCTTGACTTTCTTCTGGTTTAGCAAGCTCAACATTTATATTCCATTCATCATTATCAATGTTGGAATCGTTAACGATAGGCGTAAATTTACGAATATAGTTTCCATATCGTTCATTATCCCAAACCATACCAGAAAGCTTTCTGGAATATGGTCGAATTGAGAAGATCGTTTTTGCAAGAACTGTAGGAATAATCTGATAGAGGTTGTCATCCTCGTGATCAAGCCCCATTTTAAAAGTATTCTGCATTTGTCCAAAACTTAAATTTTGTCCAGTTTTCCTACCAGTGTATTCCTCGTACATGGTATTGAGAATTGCAGAAATTTGCGTATAAGTTAAACTAGCCATAGTCTACCCCCTTTAGAAAAATTTACTAATATCTGTCTTTTCGTTTGAGCCGCCAAAATTAGTTTTGCCGTTTGCAAGCTGTTGCGCTTTTACAAGTGCTGTTGCAAACTTATCATAATCAAAACTTTCTGACTTCTGATCTGACTTCTGATCTTTCTTCTGATCTGTCTTCTGATCTGTCTTCTGCTCTGTCTTCTGATCTGACTTCTGATCTGTAACATCAAGCTTGTCAATTTCTTCCTTAGTGTAGCCTGCATTTACAAGCTTTAAAATTTCATCAATTTTCATAATTTAACCTTCTTTCTTTATTTGTTGACAGCTGTAAACAGAATCGAACTGTTACCTTGTGATTCAAAGTCACACGCGCTACCATCTACGCTATACAGCAATAAAAGGCAGTTTGTTCGTTGTCCCCAACATGCACACACTGGCTAGTGTTTAGATAGTGCAACTGCCTTTATTTATTATATACCATTTATATTATTGTTTGTCAATTACAACTTTACAAAATATCATACCATGATACGCAATCAAAAGATGCTAAAAAATCACACTGTGTTTCATAGTCTGAAAATGTTATGTCGCCACTTATAAACATTGGTTTTAGATACTTTTTACTACTAGTTTGCCACCTCTCTAATGACGATGGTGAAGCATCAAAAACATCATCACAATGTGCTCGCATAGGTTTAGTCACGTAAAATTTAAAATCTGCTTTATGCATCCAAACTGAAAACAGCGGTGTTTTCATGTCGTGCGTATACTCTTTTAAGTTTTGGTGACGTATTCTGTTATCTTCCAAATCCATAAATTCGTTATCAAGTTCCATTTTTGCCCTACCTTTTGGAAGGTTTCTGTAAAAAGCGTTTTGTCTCTTTTTCTCTGATACTGGAGAGTTAAACGGAAGTATAAGTGTTGTCTCACACCTATCTACTTGTGTAATCTCTGTTCTTTCTTTTACTGCCGTGTAGCAATCTGGGATAAGCCTATAACCGATTAAAATGTTAGACATAATCGCGTTGGAATTCCCAAAAAACCATGTTCTAATTTTTTCCGTTTCTGACTCTGGGCGGTTTCTGAAAAGAACTTCCATGATATTTTTGTAGGCTTGAAACTCATTTTTAATTGGTCTGTCCCCCTTTTGAGGAATAAATTCGTCAAAAATCACATCATAAAACCTTGTAAAATCTATACCAGTTTTGTTTTGAAAAGTAGACAATGAAACTCCAACTATAAAAGGATTATCGTTTTGCAAGTCCTCATCTGTCAGATATGCCTTGCCATAACCTTTTTTGTCATTATATTTTAAACGAATATCTTTTCCGAACCAGTCGGGCTTCACAAAATCGCCAATTGTAGAAAAGCTGTTCTCAAGTGCAACGTTTGTTCTACGCACGTACAAAATTGGTGAATTACTTGCATTCCATATATCAACTATTAAGTGTGATTTTCCTATGCCTCTGCCGCCTATTATATCTATGTAACGTTGTCCAACGTCACAAATATATTGATAATTCAAATACCCGTTTTCTTTATATAAGCTCATATTATCACCCCTATAATTTAAAAGGGTGAGCTTGTGAGACTCACCCTTGAACAACTTGTATTTCTTCCCTCTACCACCCAACCATTATTTATACAAGTTCAAAATTCATGTAGGTACGACCTGCTTTACTTTGAGACCGTGTCAGCTTGAACTGTAAATTGTAGCTTTCCATAAAATCATAGGCAGTTTCTGCTGTCTTAATCACAGTTGGACTTGACGTTGCAATTGTTACGACTTCGCCAGTCTCAATGTTGGTATGATAAAAAAGTGCCACTTCCTTATTGTCATCGGTACGATAACGCACGTAATCAGTTACGTTTACAATTGTGTCGTCTGGCAGATTCTTCATTAACAAATGATTATCATTTGCTATCTTAAACAGTTCTTTCTTGTCAAACTCTCTTGATTGTCTTTCAATTCTCATTTCATTATCCTCTTTTCTTTTATTAGGGCGTCTTTCCCTTACAAGTATATAATAACTTATTTACAAAAGTTTTGCAAATAAAACGTTATTTATTCGGCTATTTCATCAATAATAGTATAATTTTTAATTTGGTCATCTGATAAGCCTATTTCATAATCTCGCGCTATCATACAACTATAACCAGTATACTCACTTATTGCTTCTTTACCTTGATAATCAACAACTTTTGTTTTTGTGATTGTATCACTATCATTATACCAGATTTGGAAGCCACCACTATTCTTTATTTTGAAACCCTCTCTAAAGTTATCAAGGTTTTTAATCACTTCTACCCCCCGTGCTTTTTTAACTCCTGATATGGTACAGCCAAAATAAGTTGTATCTTTTGTTTCTTTGTATGCATTGAAACAATACTTTTTTGCACCTAATGTTTTAAAATCTTTGTATTCAGGGTCATACTTGTTTTCTGACTTCACTTCGCTTTCACTGTCAAAATAGCCAATATAATATTTTTTACCGTCAATGTCAACAAAAGTATTAGTTTTTTCGCATAGCTCATATATCCAATTATTTAATTCTGTCAGTTTGTCAAAATTAAAGTTAGTTGCTTTACAACTATCTGTATCACAATAAATATATGAGCTTTCTGCACATGCTAAAATTCTACGTAAATGTTTTCTTGCGTGTGCAGTTGTGTATACCCCCCAAACATAAGGCAATACACTTTTTTCACTTTGCTCTGTAATGCTCTTTTCATCAGGAATCGAAAAGCCACTTGCGTCAACTTTTTCTTTGTATGCAAGATCATTTTCATACATTGCATAAGAAAATTCTTGCCATTCGTTTTCTAAATACAACATAATAGGGTGAATCGGATCCGTTGCCGCCATGCCATAAATGCCATTAAGCTTATTTTTTGCTTTCATCAAGTCGTACTCCGCTTCTTCTCTTTCTTTGCTATTTGGGGTGGTATGCTTTACAGCAATTTTAAGTTTTGTCTTTTTTGTGAAGTACTCCATTATTACGCTACGAACGTCATCTGGTATGTACCCATAACGGGCTGTATATAGTGTATCTTCTATAATTTCAATGCTGTCAAAATCGTAACATTCTTCAATTATGGAGAAATCTATATCTGTCACAGTCGTTTCTAGCTCTGTTGCTTTCCACACTCTGCCATTATCAGGATCAACCCCTTGCAAGTTACGGCATTTACTTATAGATAGATACGGATTGTATTGATCTTCTTTAAGTCTTACGTTTGTAAGCTTTATTTGCGCAATCCATGCAAGATTTTTACTTTTTATATATTTCAAACATTTTGATGTTACGGGCATTTTTTCAAATGCTGTTACTGGAAATTGCATCAAAAGTAACATAGCCGGATACATGCTTGAAGCATCAAAACTATAAACGTCATGATATATTTTCGCGCACTTGATCATATTCGCGTGAGTATCGCCACCACGAAAAGCCTCTTTCAAAAGTTTATATGTTTTGTCGTTTAAAGCAAGCTTTTTCTTTAGCAGTCGGGTGGTAGTACCTTTTCTTATAGCTCTTTTCATATCGCGCCGCACATAAGAGGTGCTTGTCAGCGGCACAGTTGCAATAGTATCTTTATCTTTTGTAAGCATGTAACTTAGTGCTTCCCATAACCCTAGAGTATCATTGATGATATATCCCCACTCAGTAGGATTGATATAGCTCTCATTATGCCTTATAAGCGAATAGTCCAGATCACCTTTTGCTTTTATGTGTTGGCATCCTGCCATTTTCTTTGTAAAGTTATCGAGCGACATATTTGTGAGCTTGTAACTACACCTCAATTCAATACCGCGTTTCTTTAATCGCCATACAAGCGGTTTACGTTTACCAGTTGCAAACACTTCGCTATAGTCGTTTAAATATCCAATCATAAAAGAAAATTCAAAAGGAAGATTATGTACATAAATAACAAAATAGCGTGACTCGCTAGTTTTATAGTAGGCTTGAATTTTATCTAGTAAAGAAATAAAATCTCTCCAATATCTGCCTTGAACTTCTTCTCCGTCAATGCAAGCAGACCATACATACATATAAGCATCGATAGGCTTTGTTACTTCTTCGCCTTGATCATCTTTCTCAATTCGAGTCCGTGAAGTTGTTTCAATGTCAAAAGTCCCAAATTGATCAATATAATACGGACTGTCTTTCTTTTTGCCTAAAGGCTTGTGCAAAGAAAAGCCATGTGACGGCACATAGTCCGTCACTGACTTCACTTCTATATCATCATATTGATTTGATCTATTTAAACATTTAACTATCATAATTTTATAACTCCTGCTTTATAGACTTCGCTCGATTGCTCTTGTATAGTTTGTTTGCCGCTTTAAATTCTCGTGCTTTATCTTTCCATGATAGCGAACTATTTTGTATAACTGCAACTCTAAACTCTGCCTGATCTTTTAAGTTCGGATATAATTCCTCCTCTGTTTTAAAAAGTTCTTGCAAGCCCTCTCTGTTATTTGTATTTATTGACTCTGTTAACAGTGTAACAATTTGATCACTTGAAAGCTTTGCATATTTTTTATCTGCTAAATAATGCAAGGTATTGAAAAGCTTATCACGAACGCTTTTGCTAAGGTTAGATATATCAACACCATAACGTTCTTTAAACGTTGCTACTCTTTTATTTTCTACTTCAATACTTCCTCTTGCTGTTGAAGCTTTTGCTTCGAGATAGTGAAGAAGCTTGTTTTCGAGTGCTCTTAATTCACGGATTGAAAAATCTTTGTAAACTGCCTTGCCCGTTGATACATAAGAAGCGTTATAAGAAACGTGTTTGTTAAAGTAGTCAACCGCGTCTTGATATCTGAAAAGTGCTGTTCTATCCTCTGTGATTCTGCCTTTTGATATCGCTGTAGTTAGTGTTTTGGCACGCTTGTTTGCAACGTTGGCAAGTTTGCCGACACGTGCGATATATTCTGACTTACTAGAAGTAGACTCAATAGAATCATAATGCCAACGTGTGAAATATTTTGCTTGAATCTCTGTCTGTTTCATAACTCGATACCTCTCTTTTCTAATCTTTTCTTGATTAAGTCATATTTATAATTATTTGGTACTATCTTTCTAAACATACTTGTGATCTGATTATCACTATAACCGTGCTGTTTAAATACCATTAACAAAAAGTCTACCGCTTCCACCCCTTCAAAAGTTCTACATCCAGATTGTGCTCTCGGTGAATCATTCCATGTCGTTGTTTTGATATCTTCAACCGCTTGTATAATGATTGAATTTACAAGATTTTCTATTGGTGTCAATTTTGAGTTATGCACTCCATCGCTAGGGCGTTTCATTTAACTAACCTCTCTTTTTGTTTTTCTTTTATTGTACCATGTGTTTGTGAATAAATAAAGTATAAATTATGAATAGAATGTTAACAAATTATTGTTATAGTTGGTGTAGAACAAATGTATCAATAGCGAGTGGACACACGAGCCATTCGAGCGAGCCGATAGGCGAGCGAGTGAACGACCGAGGGAGTGAACGACCGAGGGACGGAGTACCGAGGGAGTGCCGATAGAATTGTCTGACAATTAAGAGGGAACTTTCCTTTTGTATTTACTTCTTAAAAGGTATCTC